TTCTACGCTCATTAGCAGTCAATTACCTGATTTTGTAGTTGACGACCATCCTCAGTTCGTTCAATTTTTAAAAACTTATTATCAATTTATGGAATCTGCTATGTTGCAGGTTACAAGTATTGAAAATACAGATGGTATAACTTTAGAAAATGAAACTGGTTTAGCAAATAATTTATTATTAGACGGTTCAAAAATAACTTCAGAAATAACACAAGCAGACGCTGGTGATAAAATAATTTACGAAGATACCGTATATGGTAACTTTACAATAGGTGAAACAATAACAGGTCTTGTATCAAAGGCAACTGCAAAAATTCTTGCCGAAGATTTAACTAATGGTAAACTTTATATATCAGCACAAGACAAATTTAATAAAGATGAAATTATAGTAGGTAATGATTCAAATGCTCAAGCAGTAATTAATGATTATCGTCCTAATCCTGTATCAACGGTTCAGGACTTAACAAACTTTAGAGATCCTGATAAAGTAATATCAAACTTTTTATCAAAATTTAGAGATGAGTTTTTAAAAACAATACCTGAAAATTTAGCAATAGGATTAGACAAAAGACACTTAATTAAAAATATTAAATCAATGTACCGACTAAAAGGTACACAAGCAGGACACGAATTATTTTTTAGAATATTATTTAATCAAGTATCAGAAACATTTTATCCTAGAACACAAATGTTGCGTGTATCAGACGGACAATGGGATACACAAAAAGTTTTAAGAGCAGTAGCTACAGTTGGTGATACAACAAATTTAGTTGGTAGAACAATAAAAGGTTCATCATCATCAGCAACTGCTATTATTGAATCAATTAAGAAATTTATTATAGGTAACAAAGAAGTTTCTGAATTTGTACTTAACATAAGTTCAATGACTGGTACATTTAGTATTGGTGAAGAAATTACTGGTACTGCTAGTGATACAGATGACTTTTTTATAAAAGCAAATATTACAGGTATACCAGGATTAAAAACAATTACAAATGACGGTAACTTATATGCTACTGGCGATTTCTTAACTGTATCAGGTGGTGGTGTAGGTGCTGATATTGCAATTAGCGATATAGGTTCAGGACCTGTATCAGAAATTATTATTGACAATGCAGGAACAGGTTATTCAGTAGGAGATAAATTAGTTTTTGATAATACAGGAACAGAAGGTGTTAATGCAGAAGGATTTATTTCTGTTGTTAATGGTGGTATCTCTGGTGAATCAGGAACAGGTGCTGAACACATTTTAATGGAAGATGAAACTGGTAGAGGAGATCAATACTCTGGAAGTAAAATTGTAATGGAAGGTGCTACTAACTCCGACTTAAATGATATAACAGATATATTTTTAATTAACAATGGTAGTGGTTATAATATACCACCTAAGGTAACTATAACCTCATCAGGTTCTAATGCAAGTGTTTTAGCAAACGGTACTGATATAGGAAGAGTTATAGGATTAAAAACAAATGAATTAGGAGAAGGTTATCAAAATAGTCCTACTCCATCAATTAAATTTAGAAACTGTTTATTATTAACAAATAAGTCAGGTAACTTTAATGCTAATGATACTATAACAGGTGGTACTTCAGGTGCAACTGGTACTCTTTCTAGTTATGACGCAGATAGAAGTTTATTAAAAGTAAAAGATTTAAATACTAATTTTATTCTAAATGAAACAATAACATCAACAAGTAGTGGATCAGCAACAGTAATAAGGTTAGATGTTGCTAGTGCTACAGTAGATGTAGTTTCTGTTGCAGATACAGATGGTAAGTTTTTAAACGAAGATGGTTATGTATCTGAGCAAACAATGAAAGTACAAGATAGTAAATACTACCAAGATTTTTCTTATGTACTAAAAGTTGGTCAATCAATTAATGATTGGCGGGACGCATTTAAAAAGACTATGCACACAGCAGGTTTTTATTTTACAGGACAAGTTGATTTACAAAGTAGATTAAGTTTAAAAGTTAAGGCGCCAATTACTGGTGTTATATCAGGTGCTATAGATACTCCATTATTCAATGTATTAAATGTATTATTTACAACTGTCTTCGGTAGAAGATTAGGAACAATAGATGATGGTACAAGTTTAAGATCAGACAATATGACTGAAGGACTAATGGATGCTGGTGATGATTATAGAGAACCATTTACTACAAATACTAGAGATGTAACTTTAACAAGACCAGCAATTGAAATTAGTATGACTAGTAGAAAAAGAGCAACAATAGATGGTGTAGAAGTTAAACAAGGATACGCATATGCAGGACCTAAATTTGGTACACTAAATAGATTCGCAAATACAATATTTGGTGTAAATTCAGGTGGAAGTAAAATAACATTTAAAGAATTGAGTAATGTAAAAATACAAGGTACAAGAACATCACTAGATGGAAGAGGTGCTGTATTTTTAGCAACTTCAAATTCAGATGGTCAGTTATTAAAGACAAATTTTGCAATGCCTACGCAATTTGCGGCTTCTCAGGATGTTTTTGATAATACTGTTACAAACTTTGCTCAAACTGTTTTAACTTTTGATGATACAACCCCATAGGAATGTTTATAAATAGTATAGACAATAGGAATAATTAAATGACAAAACAAACTATTAATAGAGGATCAGCTGCTAATGATGGAACAGGTGATAATTTAAGAGCAGGTGCTGCCAAAATAAATACAAATTTTGACGAATTATATAATGTATTAGGAGATGGTACTACTTTACTTTCTGGTAATTATATAACAGACGCTTCTACTTCAGTTTTAACAAATAAAACAATTAACGGTTCAAACAATACATTAACAAATATTCCAAGTAGTGCATTAGCAAGTTTACCAAATACAAAATTAGATAATTCATCAATTACTGTAACAGGCGATAGTGGTTCTCACGCAGTAGATTTAGGCGATACTTTAACAGTTGAAGGTAGTAATGGAATTGCAACTACTATAACAGCAGACAAAATTTCTATTGCTATTGACGGTACTGTTCTAACTGAAGATTCTAGTGATGTACTTACTAACAAAACAATTTCAGGTTCTACAAATACTCTATCAAGTATTGCTAATACTTCTCTAACAAATTCAACAGTTTCATATGGTGGTGTATCACTTGCTTTAGGTGCCACAGACGCTACTCCTGCTTTTGATTTAGCAGACGCAACAAATTATCCTACAAGTTCATTATCAGGAACAATTACAAATACTCAATTAGCAGGTTCTATTGCAAACGATAAACTTGTTAATAATAAAATTACAATAGGTGATGATACATCTACAAACTTTGATGTTCTTTTAGGAGAAAGTTTTGAAATAGTTGGTGGTCCAGGACTTTCTACTGCTATTGACAATAATAGAATAACTTTAACTGTAGGAAATATTCCAAATTCTTCTTTAGATAATAATTCAATTACAATTGGTGGTAGTACAGTTAATTTAGGAGGAACATTAGTTTCAGCATCAAATTTAAACTTAACTGGTACATCATCAATATCAGGAACAGGTACGGCAGATTTATCTGGTGCAGGTTCTAAAATGAGATTTGATTTTGCTGGTTTTGGTGCTTTACCAACGGCTTCAACTTTTGTAGGAATGTATGCTTATGATAGTACAGGTAACAGACCTTATTATTCTTCAGGTAGTGGTTGGGTTAGAGTATTAGATGAAAACTCTTCCGTATCTGCTCATACAGATGTTAATGTTTCTGGTATTGCTGACGGTCACGTTTTATCTTGGAGTTCAGCACAAGGAAGATTTAATGTAGGTGCGCCTGCAGGTGGTTCACTTGCAATTGACGATTTAACAGATGTAGCAGTATCTTCTCCTCAAAAAGGACATACTTTAGTTTACACTGGTACAGGTTGGGTTATTGGACAAACTCCGGTATCTCAATTTGTAGTAACTGCTAACGGTTCAAGTGCATACAGATTTGATGGTGCAGGATTCCCAGCAGGTACAAGTGGTGATAATCCAGATTTACATATAAAGAAAGGTCAAACATATTACTTTAGAAATACAAGTAGTGGTCACCCTTTTAGAATACAATCAACGACAGGTACAGGTGGAACAGTATATAGCACTGGTGTTACTGATAACAATGCTTCAGGATCAACAGGAGTTGTTGTATTTCACGTACCTATGGACGCTCCAGCAACACTTTATTACCAATGTTCTTCACACGCAGCTATGGTAGGAAACATTAACATAACTTAATGAAAAGTAGTATAAATATAAGAAAGAATTAGGAATTATGCCAGCAATTATAACAAACAAATTTAGAATAAACAACGCTGAACAGTTTTCAGAATCATTTTCTGAAACAAATAATCAAGTGTATTACTTGGGTATTGGAAGACCACAACCTTTTGGTACTGCAACAAGACCTGATGGAAGAACAGATTACGAAGGTACTGATTCTCTTCCTAATACACCAAGCGATAGTATTGGTAGAGAATTTTATACATTTGACGATTTAGTTGCTGCTAAAAGAGTACAAACTTCAGATGTATCTTTTGTAATACCAAGAAGAAACTGGACTGCTGGTATTGTTTACGATACTTATTCACACGACATTGGAGAATATACAACAGGATCAACAAGTGTAAGAAAAACATCAACAAGTGGTGCAACTACTTTATTTGATTCTACTTTTTATGT